GAAGTCATTGACATCTCCGGGCTTCCTATCTGTCTGACAAAGAAACCACCGAAGAAAGAGATTGCAGGCCACGACCTGCCGAACCACTTGCAGTGCTGGAACAGGAGCGAGATGCCATCTGAGCTTGCTCGCATCAAATCCATGGACGAGTGGTATGAAATGCCCAAGGAGTTTCGCCAGAGGTTCTCTCCCTTCATCGAGGAGGAGTTCCGTAGAAGGCGCGAGGGCTACTGGTTCTACAACAACGGAGAACCTACATACATCACTGGGCGTCACTACATGATGCTTCAGTGGAGCAAGATAGATATTGGCTATCCTAGTTTCCTAGACTTCCAACGGAAGCTCTTCATCCATCAGGCCGCGTGTGAGGCTGACCCCAGATGCCTTGGTCAACTGTATACCAAGTGTCGTCGCTCAGGGTACACGAACATGTCCGCCTGCGTTCTAGTTGATGAAGCCACACAGGTCAAGGACAAACTTTTGGGTATCCAGTCGAAGACGGGTAAGGACGCGCAGGAGAACGTCTTCATGAAGAAGGTCGTAGCTATCTTCAAGTCCTACCCGTTCTTCTTTAAGCCCATCCAAGACGGTACTACCAACCCGAGAATGGAGTTGGCGTTTAGAGAACCGTCTAAAAGGATTACCAAAAACAACAAGACCTCTGTCAAGGGCGACGCCCTGAACACAATCATTAACTGGAAAAACACCACGAACAATGCGTACGATGGTGAGAAGTTGCATATCTTGTATCTCGATGAGGCAGGCAAGTGGGAGAAACCAACAGACATTAGAGAAGCATGGAGGATACAACGGACTTGCTTGATTGTGGGACGCCGTGTTATCGGGAAGGCGCTTGTGGGCAGCACAGTCAACCCGATGGACAAAGGAGGTCAGGAATACAAAGAGCTTTGGAAAGATTCCGACCCACAAGAACGCAACAAAAACGGCAGGACAACCTCCGGATTGTACAGAATCTTTATTCCGGCTTACGAAGCCTTAGAGGGATTCTTCGACAAGTACGGGAAGCCAATCATCGAGACTCCGGGACAGGAGGTGGAGACGCTGGACGGGGAAACCGTAGAGATAGGCGCAAAGGAGTTTCTAAAAAACGAAAGGGAGGCTCTCAGGCATGATGCCCGGGAGATGAATGAGATTGTTCGTCAGTTCCCCTTCACCACAGACGAAGCGTTCCGAGATAGCGTCGAGGGCTCTCTGTTCAACATCGGAAAGATTTATGAGCAGATTGACCACAACGAGAACATGTACCCAGACCCCGTGGTGCGTGGAAACTTTACATGGAAAGGAGGCGTAAGGGACGGAGAGGTTGTGTTTGTTCCAAGCTCTGAGGGCAGGTGGTTCGTATCATGGATGCCTCCTGCAGACCTCAGGAACCTCAAGGTTTCCGAACGGGGCAAACGCATTGCGCCAAACAAACTCATTGGCTGTGGTGGTGTTGACTCTTACGACATCGACGCCACTACGGACGGGAGGGGCTCTAAGGGAGCGTGTCACATCTACAACAAATTCAACATGCGGGCCCCCTCTAACATGTTCGTTGCAGAGTACTGCTCCCGCCCTCCTATGGCAAAAATCTTCTACGAAGACATCCTGATGGCGGCTGTGTTCTACGGCTACCCGCTCCTCGTGGAAAACAATAAGTACGGCATCGTAAGATACTTTGAATCAAGAGGTTATGATGGCTACTTATTGGATAGACCGCAACACCTGACTACCGCAGGTTCTGTTGCAACCAAAACGAAAGGCATCCCGTCTAACTCACAGGATGTCATCCACACGCATGCACAAGCGATTGAAGACTACATACACAACCATGTGGGAATCAATGAGAAAGGAGAAATCGGTAGGATGTATTTTAACCGCACACTTGAGGACTGGATTGGTTACCGTATCGACAACCGCACGAAGTTTGACTTGACCATTAGCGCAGGTCTTGCATTGCTTGCAGCGCAGACTGTTGTGCAAAAGAAAAAGCCAGCTGATTTTACAGGTAAAAAATTCTTCCGCAAGTACACCTACACGCCCGGCGGGGTCTCCAAGCCCGCTAAGTGATTTTGTTTATATTTGCACATTGCCTGTAATACAGTAAGTAATGAAGGGTCACCACAAGCCAAAGTCGTATGCACAGTTCCCGGACCCAATGGCTCCGGCTTCCGTCAAGGCAAGCGAAGACTATGGCATTTCCTATGCTAAATCTATCGAGGCACAGTGGGGTGGTCTGGACGACTTTTCTACAGGCTTCGGTAAGCGCTTGGTAGAGTTCCAGCGCAACCGGGACTACGCCAACGGCACGCAAGATACCGCAGTCTACAAGCAGATTCTGAACAGCATGGACACCCAAGGAGGTGACGGAACGCTGCTGAACCTCGACTGGTCACCTGTACCAATCATCCCTAAGTTTGTTAGGATTGTAGTCAACAAGATTCTTTCTCGCAAGTTCCGCCCAAACGTGGAGGCCATCGACCCGATGTCGAAGGACGAGAAGGAAAAGAAGAAGGTTCTGGCTAAGTTTGCTATTGAAGAAAGAGAGGTCATCGAGGAGGCAAAGTCTCTCGGCCTGAAGACAGCGAGCATCCCCGATGGGTTGCCTGACAACTCAGAGGAGGCTGAAATTTACTTGGCTGATAGTATCAAGACCAGTGCTGAGGTGGCAGCCCAACTCGCCACCAAGCTCACTCTTGACTGGAATGACTTTGATGACAACGTGTTCCGCCGCGCCGTGGAGGACCTCGTGGTCAACGGCATGGCTGTTGTCAAGAGGAGCAACGACCCTAGCTACGGAATCAAGACGGAGTATGTAGACCCAGCGCAGTTCATCCACTCCAGCACGGAAGACCCGAACTTTTCTGACATTGTCTACGCAGGCCACGTCAAGCGTGTGTCGATTCAGGACCTGAAGCGCATGGCGGGGACAGACATCCCTGAGGAGGAGTATCAGAAGATTGCGAAGTCTGTGATGAACAGAAGCTACAACAACGCTTCCCAGTTCAATCAGACGGTGTACGATAGAAGCCGTGGCGCCCATGTCTACGGCTACGATGAATACTTGGTTGACGTCTTGGACTTCGAGTTCCTTGGCGTCGACGATATGATTTACGAGGAGAAGACCTCGCAGTTTGGAAACATTGGTTTCTACTACAAGGGCGAGAGCTACAAGCTGCCTAGCGACTCAGTGTACGACAGAAAGATTCACACCATGCCCAACATGTGCGTGTATGGTGGCTCGTATGTCATCGGTAGCGGGCTTCTCTTCAACTACGGCATGAAGCGGGACATCCCGAAGAACATGCACGACCTCACACGCGCTCGTCTTTCGTACAGCGTTGTGGCAACGAACTTCCGTCGTCAGATGCCCAAGTCTATGGTGTCGTCTGTCATCGGCTTTGCTGACCAGCTTCAGCTGACCCACCTCAAGATTCAACAAGCCATTGCCAAGGCTAAGCCTGATGGTTTGATTGTGGACATCGAGGGTCTGGAGAATGTGTCTCTAGGCAACGGTGGAGAGCTTCAGCCTCTTGACATTCAGGACATCTACGAGCAGACAGGTGTCTTCTACTACAGAAGCAAGAACCCAGAGGGTGGATTCCAGAACCCGCCTGTGCGACCGCTGGACAATACCATTCGGAACATCAACGAGCTTATTGGTTTGTACAACCACTACCTCCGCATGATTCGTGATGTCACGGGCGTCAACGAGGTTCTTGACGGTAGCTCACCAAAGTCAGATGCCCTTGTGGGTGTGCGTCAGCAGCAGCTCGCTGCAGCCAACAACGCCATCAACGACATCACCAATGGCGCCTCTGTTCTGTACAAGAGAGTGTGTGAGGACGTGGTCAAGTGCCTTCAGGTCTTGCCCCCAGAGTCCATCATCTACGAGGCGTACGAAAGAGCCATCGGAAGCACGAGCATGGAAATTCTTTCTTCGTTTGCTTCTCTGCCACTTCACAACTACGGTGTGATTGTTGAGCGAGAGATGTCAGATGAAGCCAAGTTGTTACTCGAACAAAACATCCAACAGTCACTTGCACAAAGAGAGATTGACCTTGAGGATGCTATGGCAATCCGTCGTCTCAAGGATTTGGACCAAGCAGAAAGAGTCCTCATCATCCGACGCAAACGCCGCATCGCCTCGTTGCAGCAGCAACAGCAGCAGCAAATGCAAATGCAAGCACAGGTGAACATGCAGGCCCAGCAGGCCGCAGCACAGCTGCGTATGCAAGAGGTGCAGATGAAGGCGCAGGCTGACCTACAGAAGATTCAGGCTCAGGGTCAGGTCGACATGCAGCTCCTGCAGATGCGTCAACAGGTGGAGGGTCAGATTCAAATGGCAAAGCTCCAGATGACGTCACAGTTTCAGGCAGCAGACAAGCAGTTCCGCATGGACCTCGAGAAGAGCAAGGATGATAGAAAAGACTCACGCGTTGAGAAGCAGGCTGTGGCTCAGTCCAAGCTTATCTCTCAGCGCAAGGGTACACGCCCCGAACTTGAGGACCAAGACAACAGGGACATCATCCAAGAACTGATGAGACGATGAGCAAAGAGGCAATGAGAGAGCGCGTTAAGCGCATGCTAAATAAGCACGGACTCAAAGGCGTCAACAAACCAAAGGCTACACCAAGCCACCCCAAGAAGTCACACATGGTGTTGGCAAAAGAGGGTGACAAAGTTAAGCTCATCCGCTTTGGAGAGAAGGGAGCTGAGACTGCTGGCAAGCCCAAGGCTGGTGAGTCGGATAGAATGAAGAAGAAGCGTGCAAGCTTCAAGGCTAGACACGCCAGAAACATTAAGAAGGGCAAGATGAGCGCTGCCTACTGGGCTGACAAAGTCAAGTGGTAATGTTTCATATATTTGCATCAAAGAATAACTAATGGCAACAGTAACCGCACAACTATCCCTGACGAGCACAGACTTGCTGTCTGAGACGCTGGGAATCAGTGTGTCTATGGAAACCACTGCAGCTAACACTACAGGCTTGGCACGTAGACCCGTGACGGCTACCGCTGTTGGCGCAAGTGCAACTACATTGTACACGGCATCTGATTTTTCAGCCCCTGCGTATCTGTACATCAAGAACACAGACAGCACGGCTTCCGACTACATCTACGTGTACGACGGAACTACCGCAGGCAACCCTGTCATTTTGAAGCTGGCTGGTGGCGACTTCGCTATCATGCCGCTCAATGCAGGCATTGACATTAAAGCGTACGCGACTACCAACCCTACGTTGGTTGAGTTCATGGTTTACGGAACTGACGCCTAACATCTAAGACATGGCATTTCAAAGACACGATGTAAAGAACGGTAGCAGATTCCTCGGCAGGGACGAGGCTACCAACCGGATGCTCACGGGCGGAACTCAAACAATCATCTTGCGTGGTAACACCGCCGGAGAAAAAGATTTCGAGGCTGGCAAAGTCTTGAAGGACGAGACTATCTCTGTTGACTGCGATAATACCAACGGATGGGTGTATGACTCTTCCAACGACTACTACAAAGTAAAGATTGGTACGACCGCGTTCGTCAAGACGGTGAACATGTACGGTGAGGAGGCTACCTTCGCTGCCAACTGTTTCCTCAAGGGCACCAAGGTCGTAGTAAACTCAAACACCTTCCCTGAGTACGCAGGAACCTACACGTTGGTCGAGGCCGCTGTGGCAACCACCAACTGCTTCCTTTACCTTGCAGCGGACTCACCTCGTCACCTCTTTGGTGATGCGGACTTGGGTGCTGAGTTGCCAGACATCACTGCTACAGCAAACGACAACAAAATCAACGTGACCGTTTTGCCATTCTCTCCTGCTTTCTGCGTGGAGATGCTTGGTGTTGACGGTGTTGATGCAGGTACCGATGCGGCTCGCACTACTCCGGCTACGTTTAGAATGAACAACGTGGCGGGTACTAGAGAGCAGCCAATCGACTACCCAGACGGTCAGGTGGTGTACGGTGAGATTACTCACTTCACGCCTCAGGCTGACAACGCGCACTACGCTATCCTTTACTGTCAAGCCGCTCCATCTTTGGAGTTCTCTCCTTACAACAAGCAGAGAAAGATTCTGGCCGCAGGAGCTAAGGGTGCGCCTAACGCACGATAAGTAACACACCCAAAATTTAATTAAATGGCTAAGCACGAATTAGAAGTAGCAGCTGAAGCTCAGGGTATCAAAATCAGTGACTCCCCTGACTTCTTGAACGAACCTCAGGACGCTCCAGCACCCTCGCCGGAGCCACAACCCTCGGAACCACAAGCACGACCTGTAGCGGAAGAAGCTCCCGAGCCTGTGCAGGAAGCTCCTGAGCCTGCTCCCCAACCGGAGCCGGAACCTCAAGAAGTAGTCTTCAGACAAGAATACACGGAGCCACAAGCTCCACCCCAACCTGTGCAGCAGCAGGCAATCGACGAAGATGCCATTGCACTTCAGAAGCTCAGCGAAAGGCTGAACATGAAGTTCGATGACTTTGACGCCGTGGCCCAGCAGTTTAACAGGAAGCCCGACATCGACCCAGCTGTCGCAGCTATCAACGAGTTCGTCACGGAGACGGGTCGTTCTATTGAAGACTGGTACAAGTATCAGTCCTTGGACACTTCCGAAATGGATGATGCTAAGGCTGTTCGTATGCAGTTGCAGATGGACCACCCAAAGCTTTCCGCGCAAGAGATTGACACGCTTATGAACAATAAGTACAAGCTCGACGTGGACAGGTACACCGATGAGGAAATCGCAACATCAGCTGTGGAGTTGAAGGTGGCGGCGGATAAGGCTCGTCAGCACATCGAGGAAGTTCGTGAAGCGTTCGCAGCGCCGGACCCGAATCGCACTGCCGAAGATGAGTTTATGAGTCCTATCGACGACCAGTGGGTCGCAAACATGTCCAGAGAGGTTGACAACTTGGACGGCATTTCATTTGATTTGCCTACGGGTAAGACATTTACCTACGGCCTAGCCGACCAGTACAAGTCAACTTTGAAGGAGAAGAATGCGAACCTCGAGTCATTTTTTGATTCCTACGTCTCTGATGACGGCAAGTGGGACTACGACCTCTTGAACTCTCACAGAGCTGTGATGGACAACATCGACGGCATTGTCAACGCTGTGTACCGACAAGGTATGAGCGACGGGCAGCGTCGTGTGGTTCACCAAGCGTCTAACGTTGCACCTGTTACTCCACAACAGCAGCAGGTTGACACAAGCGCAGAAGCTCAGAGAAACAAGATTATCGACCAGCTCGCTGCAGCCATCGGAGGAGACAGGGGGATGACATTCAAGTTTTAACGCTTTCTAAAAAGAACAATTATGAGCAACATCGTTTCTCCTAATGTTCATGGTTCACTCGGCGGTTCTGTCGGAGGTGCCTATTCACAGGTTGGATTGGCAACGCCTGAGAAGTACGCTTCTCTGGGTGATTTCATGAGCACTATTAACGCCCTTGACGTTCGTCCAGAACTCATCAAAACTTACGGTAATCAGGGCATTACCGGATTCTTGCGTATGACCGGAGCCGTCAAGGCTGCTGGCTCTGCCGAAAAAATTACTTACTACGAGGAGGCTCGTCTGCACCAGAAGGTCCGCGCTGCGGTTGGTACTGGATACACTTCAGGCGATGCTAACGTGGCTGAGATGACCTTCACTGCCCAAAGCCAAGCTGCCGCTGAGGCAGCTATTGCTTCTGGCGGTTCAGGTGACGTTCGTCCAAACACCCCAATGAAGGGTGACATCCTGTTGATTAACGGTATCGACCGTGCGGTCGTGACCTCGGACGGGACGGCGAACAGTGATGCCACTTTCACTGCTAAGTTGTTGCGCGACGCAGCTTCTACCTTGGCTAACGGTGCTGTTGTCGACATGCCAATTATTGGTAACATCTGGGCCGAAGGTTCAGAGCAGCCCGGCAGATTCGTTGAATCTAACGTGGTTCGTTTCCAGAAGCCATACGCTATCATCAAGGGTAACTACGAGGTGACTGGTTCACAGGCCACCAACATTGGTTACATTGACGTAGGCGGCGGCGACTACCGCTGGTACATCAAGGGCGAAATGGATGCCCGTCAGCGTTTCTTGGACAAGCGCGAAATGACGCTCTTGTTCGGTCAGGAAGTTGACACCACGACCATTTCGGACATCGACGGTAACGAAGGTTACATCACGGCTCTCGAGGCTCGTGGCTTGGTGACCAACGGACTCGTCGGTAACGACGGTGGTTTCGCTGACTTGGACGACCTCATCATCGAGTTCGACAAGCAGGGTTCCGCTCCTGAGTACGCTATCTACGCGAACACTGAACAGAACTTGCGCCTCGACGACATGGTCGCTCAGGGTGGCGGTTCATCCAAGGCTGGTATCGCTGGTGTCACCGCTTCATACGGTGCATTCCAGAACTCACCTGACATGGCTGTTCAGCTCGGTTTCTCTTCCTTCTCACGCGGTGGATACACTTTCCACAAGCACAGCTGGAAGTTGTTGAATGACCCAACGCTCTTGGGAGGCTCTACTGAAGCTGCCAACTTGGTTGCTGGTGTGATGTGCCCATTGGCTACAGTGACTGACCCAACTACGGGTGACCGCTCTCCTGCTTTGGAGTTGAACTACAAGGCTGCAGGTGGATACTCTCGTGAGTTGGAGCACTGGGTGACTGGCTCTATCCTCGGATTCCGTAACACGACGGAGGACACGGCTAAGTTCAACTACCGTTCTGAGTGTGCATTGGTGACTCGTGCTGCTAACCAACACGTGTTGATTAAGGCCTAATCTTTAACCTTTAACACCTAGAACAAATGATTATTGTAAAGACTGCCTCTAACGCAGGTGCTGTGTTCAACTCAAGAGACTTTGAGTCAATGACCATCGCAGCCACCTTGGTTACTGCAAACTTTAGAACTGTTGACTCTGGTGACACTCCTACCCGTGACGCCCTCGCTTTGAACTGCACTGCAGGTACGGAGCACGAGGTTGCACGCGGGTTGGCTGACCTCATCAAGAGTGAGCGCACTGTTGTCCTCGACGATGTGACCAACGAGTTCGCTGGACTCGCTGACGTGACCAGCGTTAACGCTGCCACCATCAACGGAGTTCCTACGGTCTCTGGCTTTCACGTTGTTGACAAGGATGATGACTTCACGTTGAGTGCTGCTGACAGCGGAGCTCTTGTTGCAGTGAGAAGTGCTAACGACATTAAGTTGCCTACTCCTGCTGTTGGATTGAACTACACGTTCTTTGCTGCTGAGGACATCACAACTACGAATGCCACTATTTCTTCTACCACAGACGGAAATACGACTGAGGCTTTGATGTTCGGTAGCATTACCGATGGTGGTGCTGCTGACCCTATTGACAACGACACTACGTTGACTCTCAATCAGGGTACAGCCACTGACTCTGTGATTATTCGTGCTTACTGCGTAGGAACAGGAACTACCACCAATGACAACACTTGGCTGATTGAAGGCCAAACTGGTGCAACTGGTTCGGTTACTCCGTCCTAATAGCTGACTAATGTGGGATTTTATCGCTGAAAACTGGGCAGCTTTGCTCATCGGACTGGCGGCCTTTGCTAAGGTCGTGGTCAACCTCACGAAATCTGAGGCCGACAATGTCGTCTTTGGTTACGTCGATATGTTGATTACAGCTATTACCGACGGCCTGACCGGTCGTAAGCGTAAGTGATATATGGTAAGGGGAGGGGGAAATTGCCTCCTCCCACTTACTACTCGTTTAACTTTAATTTCTTTTAATCATGTCTACAGAAACTATCCAGCGGAAACCCGCTAAGAAGACCGCGCCAACGGCTGCGGCAAAGCCTGTCGTTGAAGAACAGGCAATCGTGGATGCTCCTCCCACTGACCGGAGCCGTCCAGCAATCAAAAGAAACCTCAAGGACAAGTCCAAGCAGGACTCCTACTACTTCTCCTACGGGGGCGGCGTCTACCTGAAGCTTGCCAACAACCGAGTCAACGTCTACGACGAAGAGAGTGGTAGAGTGCGCGAGATTCGTTACTGCGCCAACGAGCCCTCCATCTGGAGAGACGAGCAGAGCGATGCAGCTACACGTAGCCAAGTCATCTTCCGCCAGAACGTGTTGATGGTTCCTTACACCAAGCCAAACCTTCGTGAGTTCTTGAGCGTACACCCGGGCAACGTAGCCAACGGTGGTTCTATCTTCAAGATGGCCGATACCGAAGCCAAAGTGGAATCAACCATCGACAGAGACTTCCTTATCACTGACGCGATTCAGATGATTAAGTCCCGCTCTATCGAAGAGCTTTTGCCTGTTGCACTTAGCTTGAACATCAATACAAACCAAGAGAACATCGCCATCAAGCGTGCTCTCGTGAATGCTGCTAAGACCAAGCCACAGGAGTTCATCGACCTTTTCGACAACCCAATCGTTCAGACCCGCGTGTCAGTCATGCAGGCCTTTGACTTTCAGATTCTGCGCTACAAGGGTGGAGCCATCACATGGTTCGACAGCGGTGCAGTAATCGTAGGGGTGCCTGTCGGACAGGACGAAGTTGATGTCCTGACGCGCTTCTGCCTCACGGACAAGGGCTCTTCTGTACTTACAGAAATTGAACGGCAACTCTCGGAGATTGCCTAACCCCATAACCCTAGCGGAAGAGGGCTGCCTTAGGGCGGCCCTTTTTTGTTTATATTTGCTGGTAGTAATAGTAACAACATGGCCAGCGTACGAGAGGTCTATACAACGCTTCAGGGACTAGCAAACAAAGACGAGAGAGGATTCGTCACCCCTGCGGTATTCAATCAGTTTGCAGGTACTGCACAGCAGCAGGTGTACAACAACATCTGGATGGAGCTTGAGCGGGCCCAAGCTGCACGCCTTCGTGGCACAGACCCCGGCATGGCTGAGTCTCGCATCCGTGGGCTCAAGCAAGACCTATCTAGGTTCATCACTAGGGTTCAGCTTGACGAAGACCCAGACACAACATACCCAAGATTGAATGTTCCCTTGGCTCTGCCTACCAACTTCAACAGGGTTATTGAGGTTCTCTACGAACCAGCTGCTGCGTCCATCACTTCCCCATCGGATAGTGCTGCAGTCAACGCATCGACCAACGCAGAGGTTATCCCGGTAGAGGTTATCGAGGATGCGAACAAGCTTCAAGCGCTTCTTTCTAGCACATTGTCTAGACCGACCAAAGCCTTTCCCGCGTGTTACATTACAGGGCTTACGCTTGAGCTCTACCCTCACGACTTGGTTCTCAACAAGGACACTACCAGTGCTGGCACTGCTGACGAGGTGGGGGTGAGCTTTGTGTACTACAAGAACCCAGAAGGGCTTACCACGGCAGGAGCGCTCTCGGCCTCTTACCCAAAGTTCGCGTACACCGTGACCAACAACAAGGAGGTTTACGATGACTCGAACAGCATCGACTTTGAATTGCCAGACCACTACGTGATGGACTTGGTAAACGAGCTTGCATTGTTAATCGGTGTGAACCTCAGAGACAAGGAGGTGTACCAGCACGCAGCTCAGGAGGACGTTAAAGAACAAAGACAGTAATAGATGGCACACAACCTAGTAGGCGTAGCGGACATCATCAACGACTTCCTCATCTCTACTGAGGGTGATGACTATGCTGGCAATGTGACTAGAACCTTTCTACGTCAGGTTGCACTTCGCGGCATCCGGGAGTTTGGGTTTGACATCTCAGGCAAGGTGCGCTCTCTCAAGCTGTCCCCCGAAACCAATGGCACCTACAACCTGCCCGATGACTTTGCAAGCATCGTAAGGGTTGGACTCGCAGGCTCTGACGGGATGTTCTACCCGCTGGCCATGAACGACAACCTCAACATGTCTCAGGCCTACACGAATGTAGACGACCCTGTGGACAGTGATGGCGACGGATTCTTCGACAGAGTGGACGACACGAGCGGAAGCGGTGGGGGTATCCTCGGAGAGGAGGAGGCACTGCTCTTCAACAACTACGCCTACAACCAAGCTGTGGGGCGGACCTACGGTCTAGGTGGCGGCATCTACGCAGGCGAGTACAGACCGAACAGAGACCAGAACAGGCTTGAGACAGACTCAGGTACGACTGGTGTAATCGTGGTGGAGTACGTGGCTGATGAGGCTAGAGCCAAGGACCCTCAAGTTCCTGTGGAAGCAGAGGAGGCTCTTCGCGCATACATGTACTTCCGAATCATCGAGCGCAAGAGAGGCGTCCCCAATGCGGAGAAGGCCCGCGCAAGACAAGAATACTACAACGAAAGACGCAAGGCCAACGCACGTCTGAGAACATTCAACAAGGATGAGGCACTGCGCGTGATTCGTAAGAACTTCAAGCAAGCGCCTAAGTACTGATGGCTATTGATAAACTGACACCTCGTTATCTAAACTTGGATGACGACGAGCGACTGGTGCAGTCTGTCCAGATGACAGATGCGTTTAATGTCGACATCTCCGTGGCCGACGAAGAGGATGCTGGTGTTATCAAGCAAGCTCAGGGAAACCGAGAGGGCCGATTCCGTAATGCGTCAGACGAGATTCCTGCTGGAACAAACTACACGGTTTCTAGCGTAAGCTACGAGGCGGGAGGGGTGGTGTTCTACTACGTGTGGAATAGCAATGACAACCACGGCATCTACATGTACGACATTGCTGAGCACGACTATGTGAAGCTGTACCAAAGCAGCTCTCTGGCTTTTGAGAAAAACTCTCATATTCAAAGCGAGGTCGTGAAGATGGGCAATGGAGACATCTTGCTGTACTTCACCGATAACGTTAACGAGCCAAGAAAGATTAACGTCAGCAGAATCCTTTCCGGCTCCTACGACGATTCTATTGACGTAGCTACTACGGCGTCAAATGCGCTCACGGTATGTAAGAGGCCGCCCATGCGACCCCCTACCTTTACCTTCATTCAAGCTGGTGAAGATGAGACAGTCGTAAACAGAATCGTAGACAACGTATTTCAGTTCGCTGCTCAGTACGTTTATGTTGACGGTGAGGTGTCCGCCATCGGGCCTTACTCTAAGCTATCCTACTACGAAGACCACTTTAATCCGACCGGGACTATGACCGACCTCTACCTGACGCAGTACGATGCGATTCAGGTTCTGGTGAATAAGGCCGGGCTTAACGGTGATACTGGTAGTAACGTAGATGGTGATGTTAAGGCAATCAGGTTCCTCGCTCGCAGCGGGAACACTGGAGCTTGGCATATTTTTGCCGAAAGGTTCACCGCA